TGTTAAGTCAGCGTCACCATATGGGTTCAAGAAATTCAAGGACGGTTCTCTAATTAACGATGACCCCTTTGGATACGTGGACCAAATCAAAGGCTATGCTCACGCAGAGAACACAACAGATGTTGGTTGGTTAGTTATGGACAAGACCAACGGACACCTGACTTATCTTAAGTATGATATGGCTGATGAATCTCAGTGGTACTGGGCTAAGCTAAACTTCTTCTCGATAGTAGAGCGTATCAAAGCTATTAAGAATATAGTTAAGCTGAGCAAACCACCCAAGAGATGCTACGAACCTGTGCCTGATGGCAAGTCAGGTAATATGAAGTTGCCTGTAGGATGTAGCTACTGTGCTTACAAGTATGAATGTTGGGATGGACTGAGAACATTTGTATATGCTAATGGACCGAGGTACTTAGTTGAAGTTGAGAACTTACCTAATGTAATAGAGGTAGATAGAGATGGCAACAAAGTTTCGGTCTAAGTTAGAGAAAGAATGTGCGGAAGCACTAGGCAGAGAATGGAAGTATGAGCCCTGTAGGATTGCCTATACGATACGAAAGAACTACACCCCTGACTTTGTTAAGGGTAAGTATCATATAGAAGTTAAAGGGTTCTTTAGGAGCGGTGACAGACAGAAGTATAAATCAATTGCTGAACAGTTAAACTTTGAAGGCAAGTCTTTAATCTTCTTGATGCCACGCCCCGACTCCAAGGTTGCCAAGGGTAATAAGATTACTTATCGACAGTGGTGTGATAAGTATGATATTAAAATATTTTCAACTAAAGAAATTAAGGAGCTTAAGAAGTGGACGAAGATAACATAAATCCTAACCATTATAAGCAGGGTAATATTGAGGTCATAGACTTTATCTTAGACCAAGATATGGATTACCTAACCGCCTCTATAACTAAGTATGTCTGCCGATGGCGATTCAAGAATGGTATAGAGGACTTAAAGAAAGCTCGATGGTTCTTAGATAAACTTATAGAACACGAGGGAGGACAGTATGGCTCTAACTTTAAATGAATTAAAAGAGCGTATTGTTAATGTAGGACTAGACCCTTGTACTCTGTGTGAGGTATTGGATATAACAACAGAAGATATCTTACACGAGTTCGAGGATAAATTAATGGACAAGAGAAAGGAGTTTGAAGATGTTGATGATAACGACTGAGAACTTTATCCTAATGATGGTAGCAATCTTAGCACTGGGGTCAGTAATGATATGGAGACACGGAGCTAGATGTTATGACAGAGGGATAACAGATGCAATACTTATGCACAGGAACGGAAGACTTAAATATAATACTTACTTAGATGACGATGGAAAGAAAATGGTAAACATCGAAATCGAACCACTGGAGGATGAATGAATCAATTACCAAACGATTACCAAAACTTCATTGCACTTAGCAGGTACGCACGATGGCTACCTGAGAAGAAGCGGAGAGAGACTTGGAAAGAAACTGTTGCTAGATACTTTGACTTTATGGAGCAACACTTAAAAGAAAATACGAACCAAGAGTTAGTACCTAAGACTAGGAAGATACTTGAGGAAGCAGTATGTAACTTAGAAGTTATGCCTAGTATGAGAGCATTGATGACCGCAGGTCCGGCTCTTGCTAAGAATAATATAGCAGGGTACAACTGTGCCTACCTTAGTGTAGACCACCCGAAAGCATTTGATGAGTGTCTATTTATATTGATGCACGGTACTGGTGTAGGGTTTAGCGTAGAGAGACAGCACGTCAACAAACTACCTGATGTGCCTGAAACTATGGTAGATGTAGAGGATGTGATTGTCGTACAAGATAGTAAAGAGGGATGGCAGTCTGCGTTCCGTAAACTAATCACTTACTTGTATGATGGTGAGATGCCTAAGTGGGACTTCTCTAAGGTGAGACCTAAGGGTGCTAGACTTGCTACCTTTGGTGGTCGAGCCAGTGGTCCTGAACCTTTACTTGATTTGTTTAACTTCTCTACTAACATATTTAAAGAAGCAGGTGGGCGTAAGCTGACTAGCTATGAGTGTCACCGTATGATGTGTAAGATAGCAGAGGTTGTGGTTGTAGGCGGTGTGCGTAGGTCAGCCCTTATCTCTCTATCTAATCTAACTGACGAGCGTATGCGTAATGCTAAGAGTGGTCAGTGGTGGTCGGATACTCCTGAGATGGCACTGAGTAACAACAGTGTGTGCTATACAGAGAAGCCTGATATAGGTATCTTTATGAAAGAGTGGACTTCTTTATATGAATCTAAATCAGGTGAGCGTGGTATCTTCAACAGAGAAGCCGCGATTAAACAAGTAGAGTCTATTGGTAGGCGTGACACAGACCACGACTTTGGTTGTAACCCTTGTAGTGAAATCATATTAAGAGACGGACAGTTCTGTAACTTGACTGAGGTTGTAGTCAGAGCAGAAGACACGCAGAAAGATATACTCCGTAAGGTTAGACTAGCTAGTATACTGGGTACATTCCAAGCATCGCTGACTAACATCAAACGATTACGCCCTAAGTGGGTACACAATACAGAAGAGGAAGCACTACTAGGTGTATCTCTTACAGGTATTATGGACAACGCATTTATGAACGGTAGTAATGATGACAGCAGAGGTTACTATGGTAAGAAGAGCTTAGCTGATTTCTTAGTAGACCTTAGAAAAGAATCTGTTAAGACTAATGCTCATTGGTCAGAGCTACTAGGTATCCAACAAGCTACTGCCACTACTGCTATTAAACCTAGTGGTACAGTCAGTCAGCTAGTAGACAGTGCCAGTGGTATACACACTAGACACAGTGACTACTATATCCGTAGGGTTAGAGCAGATGCTAAGGACCCTATAGCTCAGCTTATGGAAGACCAAGGCATACCTGCTGAAGCTGATGTGATGAAGCCTAATAGCGTTAAGGTATTCTCCTTCCCTATGAAAGCTCCTAAGGGTGCAGTAACTAGGAACGAGAGGAGTGCTATCGAACAGTTAGAACTGTGGCTTACATATCAGAGGTACTACTGTGAGCACAAGCCTAGTGTTACTGTTAGTGTTAGAGAACACGAGTGGATGGAAGTAGGTGCGTGGGTATACAAACACTTTGATGAAGTATCAGGTGTTAGTTTCCTACCACACTCAGACCATACATATCAGCAAGCACCATACGAGGAGTGTGATAAGAAGACACACGATGCTTTAGCTAAGATTATGCCCAAGCAAGTCAACTGGGATTTGATTAGCGAGTATGAACTTACAGATTCTACAGTAGGTTCTAAGACACTAGCCTGTACTGGTAGTGTGTGTGAGCTTGTTGATTTAGTAGAAGAAGAGAGGGATATAGAATGATGAACACTATATTATTAATATTAGTATTACAGGTGATTGTCGTTTCATTAACAGGGTGCACTACATTTGAAGATAAAATGCAACTTCAATGTCAAGCACCAGTAGATTCAAGTATGTGCTCAGGTTGGCAGACTTGATAGGGTGGCTTGTATAGCCGATGTTTTACATTAATATAGGAGACAATATGTTAGAAAAAGTAAAGAACGGTGCTGATGGTGCGATTGACGTTGGCATTAAACTGATTAGCTTATCAATTATATTACAGATTATCTTTGGTCCAAAGGTAGCCTTCCTAACTGGAGATGTAATTGGTTCTATTTTAGGTATAGTATGGACCTTAGGCAATGGGGGATTGGCAGGTATAATCGCAGCCCTTATCATTTGGAGACTACTCGACAAAGATATTGTTGATGAGCTCAAAGACTAAGGCTAACAAAACTTGGGGTCTCGTCCGTATGGATGGGACTTCCAAGCTATACCACAAATTAATGAGTGACAAGAAATCTGTCACCGGTGACAAAGTTAATCCAAGACTTTGGCGAACTGACTGGAGGAAATAAGTGAACGAGAAAAAAGTTATTAAAGCACTGAATAGTATGCAGTATAACTTCAAACCTATGGATGATAAGTTCTCTAGGTATGATGCGTTTGATGAGAAGAATGGTATTATGTTAGAGATTAAATGCAGGAACAGACACTACCCTGATACTCTCATTGAGAAAATAAAGTATGACTGGAATAGAAACTTTGCGAAGGAACACAAGTTTGAATTTTGGTATGCGGTGTCTATGCCTAACAAACCCGGCAGTCATTCTATTTATATCTTTGACCCTGCTAACTTAGAGGATGAGGATGATGGGTATGATTTTAAGTGGCACATAAAAAAACTCCCCGAGAACACAGAGTTCCAAGGGAGTCAATGGATAGACAAAGAAGTTGGTTATCTACATATAGATGATTGTCTAATGTCCTTTGAAGAGAACACTACTCATTAG